TGGGCCGAGGCAAGAGCACGGCGCGGATCCATTTCCACTTAATATCGGAGGGTGTGGATCCGGACGATCTGATCTTCAAATGGCCATACGGCGACGTGGTCGAGTGCAAGCGGCTGCGCGAGCACAATTATTATAACGGAATCGATTATGGCCAGGACTATACGGCGCTGGCGAACTATCTATGGAATCACTGGACGGAGGAGCAGGGCGGGCACCGGTACAAATTCACGCGAAATGCGAAGAAGCCGGTAGCGGAGACACCGACGGAGCCGGCGCTGCTGTATTCGCTGGAGCATCCGCCGCGGCCGCCGAAGGGATATGTGCTGGTCGAGGCTTGGCAGACCGAATACGGCTACACGCATTTTAAGTATGTAAAGATCCCGCCGAGGGATCCGAAACAGGGGGATCGAGGGGACCTTTTGAGGACGCCTTGTAAATATGTAAAGTTTTGGAACGAAGAAGGGTACGGAGGAAATAAGATCACACTATAACCTCCTCCTGCCGCCGGTGGCGGCATCGTTACAGAAGCAGAAAAAAGCGGTGGTCAGTGTGGGTAACTCGAAGAGTTATCCATCACTGTCCACCAAGATCAAGCTGTGGAGCTGTGTGGGTAAGTCTTTGACTTATCCATCACAATCCACAGCATATCCCACTGAACAATCAAAAGCGAAAGGAGCGACAGAATGGACGAGATGGAGAAAAAGACGATCAAAGCGCTGATTGAAAAGCGCGAACATGCAGCTGCCGAGCGGATATTCGACAATTGTGTGAAATCCGGCGACGGAATCGATCGCGAGTGCTATGATCTGGACGATCTGAGGCTGATCGTGGAAGACGGCAAGATCATCGGCTATTACTACCCGGGAGAAGAAGAACAGGTCGAGCCGAAGGATGTGCCGGAGCGCGCGGGCATTCAAACGCCGGCGGGGGAAACGGTGTATATCAGCACATGCCCGAAACGCATGATCGAGACGCTGGAGGACACGATCCCCTATATGCTGAGTGAGGACTGGAAGGATCGGCTGGTAGCGGAGTTTTTCCAGGTGAAAAAGCGGTTGAAAAATCTGATCGAATCGTACCGAACGGAGGAGCCGCCGTCCAGGATGCTGCTGGAACAGGAGAAGGCCATGCGCGCCTACGTGGACATGCTGGCTTTGCGTGCAGCACAAAACGGCGTGGACATCATCGGCCACTGTGCGCCCGATCGGTGAGGATCGGAGGAATAAGAATGACGATGCGGGAGTTGAACGCATACCGCAAGGCCGGAAGGAAGCAACGGACGTCCGTGCGAATGCGCGGGATCCGGGAGGGCCTGAACAAGATACTGTTCCGGTTGCAAACGAAGGAAGGCGCAGCGGAATGGTGCAGGCTGATCGAGCTGCGGTACATTCAAGCCCGCAGCATACAGATCACCTGCATGGAAATGCACATAAGCGAGCGGACCTACTTCCGCCTGCTGAAGAAGATCAAAGCGTACATCGAGCATTGAGGGCCTTCGGGCCCTCTTTGAAGTTGGCAGTTTTTTCGCATGGTTCCATGTTACGATCAAGTTAGCACAGAGGGAGGAGGCGCCCAGGGATGGCAGAGAAGACGGCAAAAAAGATCGCGCACGGCCGACACGGAAAGAACAAGTTCGAGCAGTGGCGATCGGATCAGAAGCTGACGCTGTTGACTAACTGGGCGCGAAAAGGTCTGACGGATGCGGATATCGCGAAGAACATCGGCATCAGCAGATCCACTCTTTCAGAGTGGAAACGTTCTTATCCGGACATATCGGACGCCCTAAACACGGGCGCGCGCGAAGCGGATGCGATTGTGGAGAACGCATTGTACCTAAAAACACAAGGCCACACGATCACGCTGAAGCGGCCGTTCAAGGTGAAGGAAAAAATCTTTGACAAAGCAACCGGGAAGCTGCTCGAAGAGAAAGAGCACATCGAAATGGCTGACTATGAAGAGTACGTTCCGGCGGACACGACAGCGCAGATCTTCTGGCTGAAGAACCGGCTGCCGGAGGTGTGGCGGGACAAGATCAACGCAGAACTGGGCGGAAGGGTTGAACAAATCGACAAGCTGCCGGAAGAGGACGCAGAACTGCTGCGAAAGGTGGTGAGCCGCCTTGAATCCTACCGTAGCGAAGGCGCTGAAGAGTGAGATCGAATTCATCCTGAAGCACCTGCTGTACTTCGTCGAAACGTATGTACACATCGAGGATAAGGACGCACCGGAGCTGATCGTTCCGTTCATCCTGTGGGACGCGCAGCGGGAAGCACTCAGATCGATAGCAGCACACCGGCTAAATATCATCCTGAAGGCGCGACAGCTCGGGATTACATGGCTTGCGCTGGCGTATGCGATATGGATCATGTTGCAGCCGGGGAAGACCGTGATAGCACTGTCACGAACAGAGACCGAAGCGAAGGAGCTTGTCCGGCGTGTTACCGTGATTCTCCGGTATATGCCGGAGCTGATTCGTGAATACGAGTGGGGCGGGATGCGCTGGGAATCGACGGCACTTACCATATCGATCCTGCATCCGAACGGGCTTAGAAGCACGTTCCAGGCGTTTGCAAGCACACCGGGCGCAGGCAGATCGTTCACGGCAAACCTGATTCTGCTTGACGAGTGGGCATTCCAGGAAGCGGCGGAGCAGATCTGGACATCGGCTTTCCCGACGATCAACCGTCCGAGCGGCGGACAAGTGATCGGGCTGTCAACGGCAAAGCGCGGGACGCTGTTCGAGCGGATATGGCAGGAAAACGAGACGTTCAATAAGCTGTTTCTTCCCTGGAACGCAGACCCCAGGAGAACGCCGGAGTGGTACGAGCATTCCAAGAAGCAGCTAGGAGACAAGATCTTCCAGGAGTTCCCTGCGACAGAGGACGAGGCCTTTATGATCGTCGGCGGCGCGTTCTTTCCGGAAATGCGGGCGCACATCCACCTGGTCGACTATCTGCCGCAGGGAGAGTGCAGGCGGTATATATCGCTGGACTACGGCCTTGATAAGCTGGCGGCTTACTGGCACAGGGTAGACACCGAGGGAAACGACATCATTTACCGTGAGATCGCACAGAGCGGTCTGATCGTAAGCGAAGCGGCTGCGACCATCGTAGCCGGGTGCGGAAACGAGAAGATCGATGCGGTATATGCGCCTCCGGATCTATGGAACCGGAACCGCGACACCGGCCGAAGCACGGCGGAGATCTTCTCCGATTGCGGATTGCCGATGCATAAGACATCAAACGAGCGCGTGCAGGGTTGGCTGGATCTGAAGGAGTGGTTGAAGCCGTACGAACAGCGGAACCCGCACACGGGATCGATCGAAGTAACGGCACACATGCGGTTTCTGAAAGACGCCTGCCCGTACTTGTGGCGGTGCATGCTGGCGATACAGAAAGACGAGCACCGCCCGAACGACTGCGCGAACGATCCGCACGAGCTGACACATGGCCCGGATGCGATACGCGCGTTTGCTGCCGGCAGACCGTGGCCGGCGGATGAGCCGACAGAAAAGGATCCGCAAGATCCGTTGGAGTACGACGAACAGGTAGACGAATTCTTTGATTATACCGGAGGATATTGAGATGCAGATCATGCTGGGAATGCTGATCGGAGCGGGAGCCGTTGCGATGGGCTTTATAAGCGGACTGGTATACGCTTCGAAGAAAGTGCAGCGCATCCAAGAGCCGGAAGAAACGCCGGAGGATGCAGCCCGGAAGGAGCGAGATAAAAACATGGCCGAGCAGTGGGACGCCATGCTGAGATATGACGGGAGGAGCGAGCAGCTATGAAGCAGATCGCATTAACGCCGCAGGCGATATTCAAAGAGGTCGAAGACGGGATCTCGTATAAGAGCTCGGGCGGCGTGGACTTGTTTGAAACGGTGAAGATGAATGAGGCGTTCTATACCGGGGATCAATGGCGCGGCTTGCAGGGCAAGACACCGGACCTGCTGCTGGTGCAGATGAATTTCCTGCAGAGAGTTGTCGCTATGCAGATCGCGAAGGTCGTCTCGGACGATCTGGCCGCGAACATCACACACCTACAGGAGACGAAAGAAAACGAGCAGATCATGAAGACGGTCTCAAAGGAGATCGATGCGGTGTTTGAGCTGGCGGATCTGAAACGTCAGAACAGAAAGCACGTGCGTGACGCGTCAGTGGACGGGGACACCTGCTGCTACTTTTGGTGGGACGCAGAGGCGCCATCGGGGCAGGATGCAAAGGGCGCGATCCGCAGCGAGATCGTGGAGAACATCAACGTGATCTTCGGGAATCCGTATGATCGCAGAGTACAGACGCAGCCATATATCATCATTCTGCAGCGCAGACCAAAGTGGATGGTCAAAGAAGAGTGCGAGCAGAACGGGATACCGAAGGATCAATATGACGAAATCCAGGCGGATGAGGACAGCAATCAGGAGGAACGCGGAGACAACAACAACCTGGTCACGGTTGCAACCAAGCTGTATCTGAAGGACGGCAAGGTGCGTGGAATCAAGACAACCCGTGAGTGCCTGGTCCGCGAGGACTGGGATACGGAGTTGACCCGGTATCCGATCGCATGGATGAGCTGGGAGGAAGTCCGCAATTCCTATCATGGACGGGCGGCAATTACCGGCTTGATTCCGAATCAGATCGCGCTGAACACGACGTACAGCAGCATTATGACGCAGATCCGCAACACATCGTTTGCAAAACTGATCTATTCGGACCGCGTGAAGGAGTGGGATCCGTCGCCGACCAAGGCGATCAAAGTAAACGGCGAGATTGATGTGAGTAAGGTTGCAACGTACCTGCAGGGTGCGAGCGTGAACCCATCGATCACAAACGTCATGGATTCGCTGTTGTCGCTGACGCGTGACTGTATGGGCGCTTCGGATGCGACGATGGGGAATGTGCGGCCGGATAACTATTCGGCGATTGTTGCATTGCAAACGGCAGACAACTACCCGATCGAGCTGCACCGGCAGGAATTCTATGCGTTTGTTGAGGCGCAGGTCCGGATCATTGTGGACATGATGCGCGCTTATTACGGCACGCGACGGATTGCTGTGGAAGCAGTGAACAAAGCGACCGGAGAAGTGGAGACACAGCTGCAGGAGTTTGACTTTGGCGAGCTGACGGACGCGAACGTCAAGATCAACGTGCAGATTGGCGCGTCGACGTACTGGTCCGAGACGATGCAGGTCGAAACGCTGAACAACATCTTCACGTCGGGGATCATGCAGGATCCGGAGGCGTTTGAGCTGTTCCTTACGGTCATGCCGGATAAATACGTCCCGCACAAACAGAAGCTGATCGACTACGCGAAGAAGCAGAAGGAGCTTATCGAAAACGGAGGACAGGCGGCGGGCGGCTTGTATAACGAAAACGGTTATATGCCGAACGGCACGCCGTACATCCCGCAGGTTTGATTTTAATACGGCCAACCATAGCCGATAGAAAGGAGCGACAGAATGGAAGACGAATACACCAATCTCGACCAGGAAGTCAACGAAGCCGAAAGCGAATCCGAAGATGATTACGGGTTTGAATTCGATGATTCCGACGATTATGACACAGAGGAAGATCTGGGCGAATCGGAGGATGACACACAGGATGAGACGTTCACCGTGAAATACAACGGTGAAGAGAAGCAGCTGACCCGCGAGGAATTGATCACGGCAGCGCAGAAGGGCATGAACTACGACAAGGTCAAGAGCAGGCTGGACAGCTTTGAGAGCGGAAATGTGTACAAAGCTATGAAAGCCGGCGCGGACAAAGCGGGCATGACGATGGACGCTTACGCCGCGTACCTGTTGGAGAACAGCGAAGCGGATGCGCAGCTGGACGCCGAGACGGAAATCCGGAACAAGTATCCGAACGCCCCGGCGGATATGATCAAAGAACTTGCAAGCCTGCGCAGGGAGCGCCAGGGAGGGGATCAGCGGCAGACGGAGCAAACGGCGGAGCAGAAGGCTTGGGCGTTGGTGCTGCAGGAATATCCGGACCTGAAGATCGATCAGATCCCGGAGGACGTGCAGGAAGACGTCAAGAACGGAGTATCGCCTTTGCTGGCTATGAAGAACCACGAGATCCGCGAGCTGAAGCAGCAGAAAAAAGCAGAAGCGGTCCGTGAGAAGAACGAGAAGAACAAAAAGGCCTCCGTGGGATCCGTAACCGGAAGCTACGGCGACGGGAAGAAGGATCCATTCCTGGAGGGCTACGAATAAAAATTTGAGAGGAGAAACTTATGATCAACCTTATCACGCGTTATCAAAACAAGCTCGATCAGGGCTTTGAAAACCGTTCCGTCATTGCGGGCAAGAGCTCGAACCGGTTTGAGTGGACCGGTGCAAAGACCTTCCGCATCATCCACATGCTGCCCGCAGCGTTGAATGACTTCAACCGCAGAGGCAGCGGCAACCGTTTCGGCGTTCCTCAGGACGTCCAGGATGCTGTGCAGGAGTTCACCGTCCGGTTCGATAAATCGTACTCCGGAACGATCGACCGCGGCGACAACACGCAGCAGGGCATGCTGAAGAAGATCGGCGAGTGGATGAAGCTTCAGGACAACGAGGTTGTGATCCCGTGGTTCGACGCTATGGTGCTCGGTGAATGGGCGCACAACGCCGGCCAGGTTATCACGGCATCCGCTGCGTTGAGCGCAAGCACGATCGTTCCGACCATGATCGATATCGAGGTCGCTATGAACAACGCCCGCGTACCGAAGAACGAGCGCTTCTGCTACGTTCCGGAATCGCTGATCAAGTATGTCCGTCTTGCGGACGAGTGGCGCTATTGCGACAATCTCGTCAACAAGATGGTCGCGCAGGGCCAGATCGGCACGTTCGGCAGCCTGCTGATCGTTCCGGTCACCGATGATCTCTTCGAGAGCGATCTGTATCTGCTGTGTGCCCGCAAGGATTCCGTCTTTGCTCCGACGCAGCTGAAGACCGCGAACCTATACGAGAAGGTCCAGGGCTATGACGGCCCGGTTGCAGACTTCCGTCGTATCGCAGACGCGTGCGTCAGCTGGGCGCAAGCGAACGGTGTTGTCGCCGTTGTCGCATCCTCCGCACGTGAAGCTGCGCCGACCGTAAGCAATGCAGGACAGATCACCGTGGGAAGCGGCAAGAAGGTCCTGTACACGCTCGACGGCTCCGATCCGCGCTACAGTTCTTCTGCAGTGCTGATCACCGCGACGGCCACGCCGACGCACACCGCAGGCGACACGATCAAGGCGGTCGTGCTGGGCGAGAACGGAAAGTTCACCTCGGACATCAGCACGAAGGTGACGACGTCCTGACCTGTCAAAGAATAAGGGGAGAGCAATCTCCCCTTCGCGCATCCTGAGAGTACAGCCGTGCAACTCGGCAAAGGAGATTATCACATGACAGGCTTGCAGATCTACAACTTAGCAAAGGCGAAGCTGTACGAGGATACCGGTATCAACATCCCGGAGGAGCGATACAGCGTGCACTTTTTGAATCAGACACTGGCAGAGACATTCAGTGTCGAGAACAATATCCGGGAATCCAACGGGGAGGAGCTGCTCAATTCGATTCCGTGGATCACGAAAATCGAGGACGAGATCCCGTATCATGAAGAGCTGACGCGGACCGCCTTCGTGTATGCGATGGCTGAACACTACTGGCAGGAGGAACTGGACACCTATCAGGCAGAGGTCTGCCACGGCCGATACTTACAGGCAGTAAATGACTGCAAGAGAGGAATATGGGTGACGTTATGAGCATTCCGCAGACAAACTGGCAAACGAAAATCTACTCGCGGTTCCGCGGAGTAGATTTTTCCACAGATGCAACAAATATCGATGATTCCCGCGCGAGTGACATGCTGAACATGATCGCAGACGAGGCAGGCTTTCCGTCGAAGCGTGTAGGATGGCGCATCCTGTCAAAGCTGGCGGGCGGAAAGATGAACGGCCTGCATTATCTGCCTATGCTGCAGGGCTACGGAGTGATCTTCGCGCATGTCGGGAAGCGACTGTACGCGATCCCGACGATCCGGCGACTGCGGAACGTGCTGCCGTCGCAGACGCACGGGGACGAGGAATACTCCGAGAGCTTCCGACCGACGGCCGCGCACGTGGAATGGATCCGGCAGTTTATCAACGGAACCGCATCCGTCGCGGAAAGCTGGCAGATCTCGAACGCAGACGAAGACGACGACGGCAGCGTAACGGAGAAC